TTATATTAGTTTCGTTAGAGTCAACTCGGTTTTCAAAATACCCAGACAGAGAAGCATCGCTGTATAGTAATCCAGACACGGTTGCTATGTCAGAATCCGCAGAGTCCGCTCTAGATTCAAAATACCCGGAAATGGCAGCGTCGTCGTAAAGTAACCCAGAAACAGTTATAATATCTATATTTAACTGCGATATGTCAGAGTCATTGCTGGTTATTTGACCTTGTAAGTTACCGCTAGTGTTAGTAATCAAGTTAGTTAGTGTAGACGCAATACTAGCATCATCATTTATAGCAGCAGCTAACTCATTAAGGGTATTTAGAGCTTCTGGCGCACTATCTACAAGACTAGCAACTTCGTTTGTTATTGTGTAACCAGCCCAACCACTAACAGAGTTTATAAGATTAGTGTTTGCGGTTATATTTGTGTCTGCTAAGTCAACCCTAGTCTCAAAGTATCCAGACAAAGAAGAGTCATCGTATAATAAACCGGACACAGTTGTTATATTTGCTGAATTCTGGTTTATGCTAGAACGAAGCGCCCCAGATGCTGTTACTATATCGGAAGCGTTACTAGATATATTAGAAATATTTTGAGTTATCTGTGGTTGTAAAGAACCGCTTAAAGTTACATCTTTCAGATTAGCATATGACTCTAAGTATCCACTAATTGAACTGGTTTTAGTATCTAAAGTGTCTGTTCTGCTTTCAAAATAACCGCTATGAGAAGCAATATTTGCATCTATTGAGTCACTTCTAGCTTCAAAGTAACCGCTATGAGAGGTAATATTTGTATCTACTAAATCAATTCTACTCTCGAAATAACCACTATGGGAAGCAATGTTTTCAGAGTTTTGTTCTATAAGAGAACCGCTGGAATAAGGGAGCGCTGCTGTAGTCTGAATCGTTGCGTCACTAAATCTTACTGAAGAAAATTTACCACTAGGAGATATGACATCGCCAACGGTTTGAAAATGACCATCCTTATCTATACTTGCTTTTTCTGTGGTTGCGACATTCCATGTCTGGAGGTCTGAAGCATGACTGACGGCAGACTCAACTTCAAGCACAGGATTGGAAATTGAAGTATTTTTTATTTTAGTAGAATTAGTACTGTTTAAAGACAGAGTTTCTACAGTTATCTCGCCGCCATTCTTTCTTAGGTGAACGATGTCTGTGAGGTTGTGTGAAACCTTTAGTCCTTCATCGTTTTCTTGACCTATATTTAAAAATGAAAGAGCAGAACCTTTTACCTCCACAAATCCTTCTTTGGCGGTAATATATCCATAAGAAGGTTCTAAAGTATCAGTACTAGAAGTCTTTAAACCTATTTTCCACTGAGCGTCTGTTGATTCAGTTACATGAAAGGAAACTACCCTTGAGGGAACGTCAGTAGAAAATGCTTGCCAATAATCACCACTGTCGGATCTTCTAAAAACAGTTGGTGTAGGGAATAGTGCGTTATTGTTTTCATCTTTAAATACTATTTTTTCAGCAGGAAGAACTCCAAAAACTAAAGATACACCAACTAGACTTACCTTGCTATCTGAGTTAGAACTTTGAAGAACAGTGTCTCTGCTTAAAGCTCCAGAGGAAAAAGTACCAACACCGATCTCAAAATCAGAACCGTTTTGTATACAATAGTAAGTTGAGTTCCCTTCACCTATAGAGTCAGAAAATGACTGAAAACCCCCAAAGGTAGAACCACCAAGAGTAACCGTGCCGGTTCCTTGAGTTGTAGTAGTTTCTTTAACTCTGTCTGCTATTATAAGTGCCATTTCTATTCCCTGTTATATAGATAATTTGCTTCTCTTACAAAAGAATTATACACTATTTCATCAAAATCACTTTGTTGACTAAAATGTTGTTTAACTGGAGAAAGGTCTAGACCCAACTCTACAAACTCCAATATGTAATTTCTTAACTTATATTGGTTTTTCAGGGGGTATTTTGGCATTTCTGGTCTACCAAATCTGTGTAACCACTTTAGGAATGGTAAGCAGTAGGCTTTATGTCCTGCTTTTCTGTATTTTTCATGTATATAGCATTCTTCTCCACCAAAACCCCTAGCATGTTGATTATAACCCAACCAAGCATCTTTCCTAACAAAGAAACAACCTGTACCTTGAGCGAAAATCTCAAAAGGTTCATCGCTGTTTAACATCATGGTTGGAATAATACCCTCGTTCTTGTCTGTGTAAAAATTATGACCACAATTTTCACATTTAGTTATTTCCTTTCCTGTTGCAACTGAGTGGAATTTTCCCTGATCTCCATCTGTTCTTATTTCAAAGTTGAAGTTTCTGCAAGAACAAGACATCGCAGTTGACCAAGTACCCCACATGGAGTCACTCCACTTGTCAGACAAATGCGTTGAAAGATTCATGCAATCGTCGTAAACCAGTGGTCCGTTATAGATGTGGTTTGTTTCTGGATTTTCTTCTATAAATTTAAATAGTTTTTCTATTGTTTGAACCACAGGGCAAAGTAGCACATGGCAGTCAAGCACAAGTACAAAGTCTGCATTTGCAATTTTAACGACTTCATTTTTTGCTATACCAGTACCGTTCGCACTCATTATTGAATAGACCAAAGACTTTTCTTTGCTCAAAGTATTAACTAAAAAATGTTTTAGTTCGTTTGAGTGAGAGGATTTTTTGTCGTTCTCAACAACAACAAATTCTATTTGATCTAAAAGATCTTTCCTTCCGTTAAACAAAAGTTCTTTTCTTATGTCTTGTATTGTGAACCATGCGCCACTAAAATCATTGTGGTGCGCAAATCCTATTGATAATTTCTTTTCCATTTTTTTCCTTTTTTTCTTTCTTAAATTATGATAAGTCCGGGTTGCTTTCCTCGTCGTCGCCTGCGCATATTCTTTTAATCTGACCACAACTTGGATAACTCCAAAAACCATCGCTTATAGGGAAAGTGTAATCGCTTATTTCAGGAACTTCATTAGGAGGAGAATCGCAACCATTTAATCCGCGTCCACCTAAGATACCAAAAAACGCATTCCAGTGTGTGAAATAAGCAGAGTGATCGGTAAATATTGGATTGCAAGCGTCGTCAAATATTTCTTGAACAGTGGGGTTGTAAATTCCAGCGCCTATTTTGCAATCACATGTTTCTTCTGAAACATTTTCATAGCAATCACCATCAAGGTCTGAGCCATCGCAACACATAGTTGCAAAGCATGAACAATCCTGATAGTTACTAGTACCAAGATGTAAAACCTCGTCGAGTAATAGATAAGGAAGCTCGTATGTATATTTGAAATCAAATGCATCAGGTATGCTATGATCTTCTATATCTTGAGAGTGTACCGTAATGCAACCAATTTTAAAGTCGTTAAAGTCATACGAGCAGTATATTCCGTCACGCTGTCCTGATGAGGGTATGTATTTTCGAGAGCAAAAATTTCCTTCTTGTTTTACGTGAAGTAGTAAATTTGCTTGGGTGCAGTCTCCATGCGGATACTCATAACCCCACTTATTAGATGAACGGTAGAATTCGAGGAAGTCGCTAACGTCTGATGGTTTGTCCCATTCTAAGTTACTAAATTCGTCTGGATAGTAAAGACCCCAATCGTAGAAGGGTTTACAACTATTTGAACTAGCAGTATTTGAAATACTCCATCCATAAGGAATTTTAAGTGTAAATGTCTTTGGGTGATCGGAATGTCCGGGTTTAGTTTTTACGTCAAATTCTACTATACCGCCTTCTGTATCAAATCCTGCAACATCCGGGGGAGTGCCTAGTTGCCAAAAACCATTTAAATCTCCCAATGTGGGTGACCCAATCAACGATCCGGGCGTCTGACCTAATTTATAAAAATAGTTTGTACCAATACCACAGTCGCGGTAATTAACAAATCCCCCGCCGCGATATTTTTCACCTATCATAACCGTTTTGTTTTGCGGTACGTTGTAAGGGCTTATGCCCGGATAGTGTTTATCTGAAATATGAGCAAAAGTGCTTGTATCAGTGTCAAAATCAAAAAGTCTGTCTGGATTATACCCCAAGTTTGGATATTCATCAAAATTTAAAAACCCGCCTAAATTAATTACGTGACTAAATCTTCTTTCAAATGCGGGGACAAAAAACTCATCAGATTCATCAGTCAGGTTATTAACAATACTATTTATACAATTATAAGGACAGGTCGCATTATAGGACCAAGTTGACTTCTCTCCGCAATCTAGTGGAGAACTAATATCTACACCTAGAGTTCCCGCACTATCGAAGAAAATACCGCTATGAAATACGCCCCGCCAAGGAGATATTGGACTTGAAGAACCTAGAGCCGCGTTTAGTTCTGCTTGGTAAGACGGATCACCAAAGTATGGCGATTCGCATACGGTGACACCATCTTTCTTTAAGGTTACTTTTACAGGGCAATTCCCAGAATCTAGATTAGTCCAAGAAAAAGACTTATCATGTAAAAGACCACTGTAAAGACGGAAGTTAACGTTTCCGCTATGCGATATGGTATACGATTGACTGTTAGGAGTATGAACTCCACTTCCCTCATATCTTACTAAGTATCCCGTGATTGGGTCGCAACTGTTTGTGTTACAATAAGACTTTGCCACGTCCTCAAAAGGGGAACTTGCGGTATAAGCGGGAAGGTCTCCAGAATTTATACAAACACCTTTTAGAGCAGCACATTCAGCAGAGGAAAGGGTTATTGAACCTGCTCCGTCTGGATCTACACAACAATAGTCACATTTTGAACTTACGGGCGGCGGCGTTGTACAGCAGCATGGTTTTCCAAATAAATCGCCGTTACTTAACGCAGGGGTTCTAAAGCAATCTACATCGTAATCTAAGCAAGATGCTCCATCTGGACAATTTGAAGTTAACGAGAAAGAATCAGTCGATGAATTATATACAAATATACAACCGTCTTCATTTATATTTTCTTCACAATCTATTTTTCCTGCCTCTGCGCAAGAGCATGGACTTGGAGTTGTAGTTGTTGTGGTAGTTGTATAGCAAGGATCAGAATCGCAATTTTCACCTTTGGAAAAATCTCTAATAGTCGGAAAAGTTATTCCGTTAATGGAGAATATTTTCTCGTCACACTCTCGCTTTGTTATTCCGTCTTCGCATATTTGAGCCTCTGGGCAAGGTGGATTGCAATCACTTGGACCGTAACAGCATCGACCTAAGTCATCTCTAGGTGTACCGCAGTCATTTGTATTTGAGCATTCGCCGCCTAAAGCAAAGCAATCACAAGGAGAAATATTTGTTCCTATAACAGCATCATCTTTGCAACAAAATGGACACTCGTCTGGAATTACAACTTTAATTTCTAAACGGCACGTAAAACTGCTTATCTTCGCTCCATTTGTCGGGTTCCTAAGTTGTACAAATAAAGGATGTTCACCAGTAGAAAAATCTCTAGGTAGAGTTAAAGTAAAAGGTACTGTTTGGGTAAACTCTTCGTTTACTATGTCTGGAGTGGGGAAATTTACCGTACCAGAAAGAAGTTCAACATTGTTACGAAGAGCTAAAACTTCAATAGATACAGGTCCAGCCTTACCCGTTTTATCATATTTAAATCTATTTACTAAAACATCTATAGTAAAAGGGTCTACGTTACAATGGTTAGTCAGAACTATATCTGATAATCCATTTTTATCTATACTCAAGCATATGTAACCTTGATCTGCGGGAGGATGGGGAGGATCATCATCACCATCGGCACAATTCTCGTCGCAAATACTTTTCTCTTGAAACGGACCACCTTTTACTGAAGTGTCAATAAACCCTTCTTCTTTAGGGTCTCTGTTAAAGAATTGACAAAACTTGTTTCCAGTGTTAAGCTCCTCAAGACAGTACCAACCGCTAACAGGAGGATCGTCATCGTCATCGTCATCGTCATCATCTCCGTTACAAGGAGATATCGAACCACAAATAATGTTTCCATTGGAGTCTCTAGTAAATCCACCGTTGGCTTCACTGACAAACTTTGAAGTAGGAAATATAAATTGATTTACATGAAAGGTTCTACCGGCATTGCATAGTGAATCGTCTGATACGTAAAAAACATTATTGTAGTCTGGTATTTTTCCTTCAGGGTCTTCCCAATAGTAGCAGCAACATCCGGGATTTTGTTTTTCACATTCATTACAATTGTCAACCAGTGTGTAGGGATATCTTCCTAGTAAACTTGAGTCTATAGTACTACGTAAATTACAGTCGCCAGTTTCTACATTACAATAGTATCCGGGGCAATCTACTTCTCCACAAGCAGTGTTGTAAGAAATAGTAGGATCAAGAGGACATGAAACTTGTTCTCCGCAACTTTGGTTTGCTGTAAATCTATGGTTATATCTTTTGAAAAGAGTTTCTGGTAAATTGTCAGCAAGTTTTTCTTCATCGGTTAAAGGACCACTAGCAGTTCCAACACCAAAATTTGCAAAGCATTGGGCTTGAGTTATATTGTCTACACAAACATTTCCTTTAGTTTTAGGATTATTTGTCAAAAAACTCGCAAAATTTAATAAGATAAGATGGTCAATGTTAGTTATAAACCCGTCTCCATTTACATCATAGAAATATCCAAGATCTGGTCCGCCCTCAAGGTAATCTAAAATTGCCTGTGCAGCTGCCAGTGAATGCGATAAGGGGTCCGACCAGAACAGTGGCGCGTTAAGTACGTTATATGGATTTTCTTGGTTTTGGCGACGAGCTCCAGTTCTTACCAAGGTTTTGCTGAGTTCTGTGAAGCAGCAAGAACCCACGGGAGGAGGATCTGGAGGTGGTGTTACGCAACAACATGTCATATTCTAAGCTCCGCTGCAAGCATGATAGATTGGTCTATATTCCCCATTTACTAAAGCCGCAACACAGAAAAGTGTACCACTAATTGAAAGATAGGTATCTCTGTTTGTCACATAAACAACATCGGACGATGAAAACTGATCATCCATAACTGTAAGTCTACCGCTCGTAGGACTGCTGTAACTTGTTGGCGCAAGTAAATTATCTAGTAAGAAACCTTCTATATTCACAGGTCTTGACCAAGAAGAACCTTGAGACCTTACAGGATGATCTCCAGCAAAGAATATAGCACCAGAATTTGCAGCAGAAGGAGTTATTGCGGTTTCTAGCGTGGTCCTTTTATCGTAGAAAGGAGTGACAAGATAACCACTTGAATTAACAATATTATTAGGACCACCAGAATCAGCAACTATTTGACCAGATGGATCGGAGTTTCTACTTAGGATAACTTTGTTAAAAGTTCCGCTTCCGTGAGTTCTAAACTCATCGTTTTCTAAGATTAAACCACTACCCGCTGTAAGGTTAAGAAGAGAGACAGTATTGAATATACCACTAACTTGCCAAATTAAACCAGAAGGATAACCATTCCAGAGATTATCTGCAATGCCAGATAGGAGATTTAATTCATTGTTTAAAGCGCCGCTCATTGCGGAAACATCTTGATCAATTACACCGTCTACGCCAGATATGGCATCTAAATTATACCCTGTCCAACCGCTAACCTGATCTATTATACCATTAAATCCAGATATTTGAGTTAGATTTTCTAGAGACCAACCGCTAACAGCATCTATCTGACCACCGACCCCAGATATGGAGTTAAGTTCACCGACAGTCCAACCGCTAACCTGATAAACCAGACCGTTGGGATAACCAGAGACTTGATTTATCTCATAAGCCAAGGAACCACTAGCAAGGTTGGCGTGTGCAATCGCATCGCTCTTTGCTTGTTTTGCTCTGATCCTTGTCTGACCAAGTTCATTATAGAAGTTGTAGTTTGCCCAACCGGACAGAGGACCGGCAGATATGGTCAAGCCACTAGCGCCCGTAGTCCTTGTTTGAGTTTCTATTCCACTAACACCTAGAAACTGAGTTTCTTCTAGACCTCTAATGCTACGAATTGTAGTTCCATCGCTTATTTTCCAGTGAGAGTAAGAATCAGAAGAAATAGACAGACCTTGAATTTGCTCGTCAGTGTACGATTTATTGTAACCACTTACACTCCAGATTAATCCACTTGGACCGTAGACCGTAGGAGCAATACCGCTCAGGATGTTGAGATTGGTTTGCGCCCAACCGCTAACATTATTGCAACACTCTGTGTTTGAATCTGGGCAGTTTACACCTTTTATACAATCAAGCTGAGAAGATATTCCATCAATTCTAGAGTCAAGGTATCCAGAAAGAGGATGTGCGGATATTAGAACTTTGTCGTTTTCTACTTCCAAGAAAGTTTCTATACCAGAAATTCCAACAAACTTTGCCTTGTCAGTACCTTGGATTTGAGACTCTCTAACTGAGTCAGAAAGAATCCAAGCAAAGAAAGTTCCATCCCCACCAGCATTTTTTATTCTTTCATCTATTATACCGCCGATACCAGAGATGCTATTAAGGTCATCTACCATTAGTCCAGATAAAGGAGAGGCAGAGATATCTAAGTAGTTTATACCGGCACTTTGTCTTACTTGTGTGGAAATTCCATCTTTACCAATTGCATTTAATTTATCAGTCGATCCAATTTGATAGTTAGTGGTTGTTGCGTCACCAATTCTCCAGTAACCATAACCATCTTCAGATACATTAAAGTCTACTTGAGTATCGGTATATTGTTTATTCCAACCGCTGACCAAGTAAATTAAACCTTCTGGATAATTACTTAGATAACCAGATACAGATGATATTGTATTATTTAAATTTCCACTTGTTTGTTTTAGTGTTCCGTTTACACCACTGATTGTGTCTATCTCTTTTAGAAGCGTACTACCTGTTGACGCTATATTCCCCTCAAGGTCAGTAATAGAAGTCGCTTGACTACTATTAACTTCTGTGTTTGTATCTACATCTTCAATAATAGATGCAAGTCTAGACTCAAGATATCCAGAAATAGGAGATGCACTTATCTCAACTGTATTTAAACTAGAGTCTTCGTAACCACTAATGGAAATACCGTCAACACCAGAAAATAATACTGTATCTCTTGAGTCAACGTTGAAGGAAGATCTTGTTGTGTCGTAATCATCTATGGTCTCAACTTTCCAGTGGTTATAACCACCGGCAGTTAAGTCTTTATTGTCTATATAATATTTCAAGAATCCACTGACTTGGAATATCAAACCGGAAGGTTTACCTCCCCAGAGTGGACCATCATGAATTCCAGAAAGAAGGTTTAGGTTATCATAAGTCCAACCACTGACAGAATCTATTTGCCCGCCAACACCAGAAACATCATTTATTTCACTAGCAAGCGAACCACTCGCTAAGTACAATAAACCATTGGGAAAACCAGAAATTTGTGGTAATCTTACATCTGTAATATCGTCGATATCGTTAGAGTTGGTGCTTATTAAAGTAGTTAGAGCGGCTTCTCTGTCATCTACATAACCAGAAACTGGGGCAGCATTAATAACAAGATTATAGAAGTTTCCGGGGTCCGCGCCATGAAGTTCTGTTTCTACGCCGCTTATACCACTTATAACTACAGTGTTTGAGTGTTGAACTTGACCAGATGCACCATATTGACCTTCTAATTCCCAGAAAGTATAACCACCAGCAGCGCCCACTTGTGCGTCTGTATACCCCTTATTCCAACCGCTAACAAGATATATTAAACCTTGAGGGTAATTGGCTAGATAACCAGAAACTTGGTCGATAACACCTCCCACGCCAGATACTGAGTTTATCTCACTAGCAAGAGATCCACTACTCTGATATAATAGACCGTTTGGAAACCCGCTTATAGCAGAGAAATTATATTGTGACCAACCACTAACTTGGTCTATTTGACCACCGACACCTGAAACAGCATTAATTTCACTAGCAAGTGAACCGCTGGTTTGATAAATTAAACCATTTGGATAACCAGAAATACTGTGTAATAGACCGTTGTCTCCAGATATAGAGTTTAAGTTTGATTCCGCCCAACCCGAAATTGGACTTGCTGATATAAATACATACTTATTTTCATTTAGGTCTAGGAATTCAGTTTTTATTCCACTAACACCGCTTATATGAATAGTGTCTCCACTTGCAACGAGATTGGGGGCGACTGCACCATCTGTTACATTGAAATCCCAAGCAAGAGGATAATTTAATTCACCAGAAATATAAACATTATTAAGGTAGGCATCCCAAGTGTAAGAACCGCTACCTAAAGAAAAAGAACCTCCACTTTCGTGAGGTATTATGCTGCCTGAAACCTGAAGCGCAGTAGTGTCATTATGAAAAGACTTGACACCTATACCAAGTTGATTATTTAGTAGATCGCCATAAATGAGGGGCGGTTTACCTTGATCGTATGTGGTGTCGCAATCCCCGGAGGCGTCAGGAAAAGAACCTAAGTAAAGTTTAAAACTTGAATTGTCATCTACATAGTGACCAGCGCCATAACCTATAGCGATATTGAAGTCACCTCTTTTATTTTTTTGTAAAGCAAAGTTTCCTAGTGCAACATTACCAGAGCCGGCAGTCGTTGCGCAAAGAGTGTCTTTACCTATGGCAACATTGTCATGACCTAAAGACAAAAACTTTAGACTTTCAGAACCTACTGCGGTATTTCTCTCTCCAGTGTAACTAAACTGTAGTGCGCCATAACCTAGGGCAGAGTTGTCTATTGAAGATCTTCCTACTAGTCCTATTTGTTTTAGCGCATCTTCGCCTGCTATTGTAGTCCTAGTGTCTGGCGTAGCAAAATTTAACGAAACAATTTCTTGCTTTGCCAAGAAAGAACCAATAGAATCTGCAAGATCAGTGAATACTGACCTCATATCTTCTGGCGATATTTCTCTAGAAGTATTGTCTGGCAGTAGAGAATTTATTAGGTTTTGAAATTCGTCTCTAGATCTAATAGTCATTTTGGACCTTATTTAAAGCTAACGAGAAGTTTTTCCGCATCAAACATTAATGTGTCACCCGCATAAACTATCCTTGGGTTGTCCAGTTGAGCTCTCATTATTATATTTCCAGATCCAACTCGGTGATCATCCATTATTGCTATTCCAGAAACCCATCCCCACCCAAAGTCTGTATTTGCTGGATCTTTTGTGGATGTATTCCAAATAATTTTATCGCAATTCTTAATAACGCCGCTGCCGACATTATAATCTTCTTCGTAAAATTTCCAAAAAGAATCTCCAGAATCCGCAGGGGGACCAATTTGAATTCTTTCGTAACCTGTTGATGTTGTGCCGTCGCTGTAAAATTGTGGTAATTCTCCCATATCAACGCCAGATTGATTGTCTAAAGGTGTACCGCTACACAGTGCAATTGACAAATAAGATGGTTTGGGGAAAGAACCCCCACGAAAGATATGGTCTAGTAAACCAGATTCTACATAATCTGATAGTGCTGACATATTTTGCTCCTAAAAACAAGTCCTAAACATACATGTATATATTACTATACACATTTATTTGCGTAGACATAAAAAAAGGAAAGGCGATTCTTTTGAACCACCTTTCCATTAGATATACTAAATTACTAGTATAATTAGAAGCTTCCGAGAATAACTCTACGGTTATCAAGGACACCGAAACCAAGTTCAGCGAAACCGTACCAACCAACTCTCTGCTGACGATGGAGGGTAGGATCTTCGTGAATAGAAACTTGCTGCTTCATTGGCATAACGAAACTGTCGTTTGCACCTTGGTCAAGACCAACAACAAGTTCTGAGTCACTTCCTTGGACAGAACCGCCAAGACCATTCTCAAAGAAAGTTTGATACTCTTGACCTTCTCCGAGTTCGTCAAGGTCGTGAAGATTTACACCAAAGATATTGGTGATAGGAGCGCCATCTCCACCAGCATTGTAGATCGCAGTTCTGGTTGCATCAGAAACCTGATCAAAACCCCAGTTGCGAACATCTTCAAGCGCTTCTGGAGAAACGTAAAGGTCTGTCAAGCGACCACGATCTCCACTTCCGGTGTTACCACCAGCGTTTCTGCGCATGACAGTTTGAAGCAAGCTGACAAGTCTCTTTGAGAACATGCCAGCAGTTGCGTCACCATCATAAACCAAGATGTTACGATCAACGCCAGCAGCCAAAAGTGTGTGCCAACCGTCATCGTTCATCTTCTTGACAAAACCTGCCTCAAGAACCTGCATAGCGCGAGCAGTAATGTCCCAACGTGCTTCGCGAGCATAGCGGAGCAAGAAGTCGATGCTACTTGCAATGCTGTACGTTGGAATCATGACGTAATCGCTTTCGACTGCGCGCTCAGGAACGCGACCATGACCCGGATTAGTGTAAGCAACATGCTCACCCTCAAGTCCCGGAGAAAGCAAATCGAGAGGATACTCAGTGCTTCCGCCCGGTTCTACATTGATAGTCTCGAAAATATTACCGAGGATATTTCCGATAAGAACGCCTTTACGCAGAGGAAGTTCCAAAGCCTTGGCAAATTCTCTTTGTGCTGCAAGGGCGACTTCCATATCGGAGTCACCGCATTTGCGAAGTACTGAAATAAATTCTTCGCTAGGTCTTTCTGTATATGACATTATAATTATCTCCTGTTTATTTATTAACCAAGGTTTGGAAGATTGACGTAAAGTTTAGCATAACCATCTGCGTCTTGATTGGTCATGAAACGACCAACTGCCATTACTCCAGAAGAGTAACTGAGGTCAGTTGCATTTCCGACGTTACCTGCTGTGGTCTCGTCAAGATATGCAATGTCACCAGCACCGGGATTACCAGTGATGTTATTTGTGACAACCCAACCACGGGTAAGCACAGTAACCTTACCGCCCTTTTGAACTTCATCCTTATATTGATTAAGGTGAGTTCTTGTTAGGTCTTTATTAACCACATCGTTAAGCAAAATTCCAACCGGAACGCTATTCTTTGTTGCCGCTACATAAGCAACTTTGTTCTCACCTTGGTCCATTGCTGCACCTGAAGCATTAGCTGCGTCAAGAGCAACTGCGCCACCGCGAGTTGCAGTACCAGCATCATAAAAGAAGCTGATGTCTGTTGATTCTTCATATCTATCTGCTTTGAGAGCCATAGTTAAATCTCCTATTATGATTACTTAGTTGAAAGTACGTTATTTGAAAGCCAGTCAGAAATGCTAGCTCTTGTTGATTCTACTTCGTCTACTTGCTCCGTAGCATCAATTAAAGTTGCTTCAGAAGTTTCGACATCTTCAAGAAGTTCTGGAGTTACTTCAGCTTCAGCCTCTTCATCAGCTTTTGCTTCTTTCTCTTTTTTCTTCTTTTCGATTGCTTCTTTAAGCGCTGGAGGCATCGCTGCTTCAGCTTCGTCCTCTTTTTTGTCTTTCTTTGCTTTTTCTACCATTTTTGCAACGATAACATCGAAAGACTCGTCATTTACACTTTCAAAAGCAGCAAGTGTTTCTTCTGCTTCTTCTTGATCGAAACCAGCCTCTACGAGAGCAGCAACTCTTTTCTTGGCTTTTTCTTTTTTCTTCATGTCGTCCATTTCTTTCATGGCGACAGTAAGTTCTTCTTGCGACTTAGCAAGGGTATCTTCCAACTCAGCGATACGAGCTTGTGAACTTTTGATATTCTCTTCAAGTTCTGCAATGCTTGCATCTTTTTCTTCTACGGTTGCCTCAAAAGCTTCTACCTTAGAAGCAAACTCTTTGTCTTTTGCTTCTTCAATCTTAGCCTTGATAGCTTCGTTTTCAGCCTTAGCAGAAACAAGTTCTTCACGAACTTCTGCTAATTGCTTTTCAAGTACATTATCTGACATATTAAATTCTCCTATATCGAATTGAGAGTCGCCATCTAAATTAAAAGCTACACTTTTTAAAATTACACTTCGTGGATTGGCTGGTTTAGAGACAAGACCCTTACCCGAAAAGGCAATGTTCTTTAGCGCTCTACCAATTTTATAACCTTGATACTCACCGCTACCGCCGTAAGATCTAAGATGTTTTGTTAAGAAAGAAGATTCTTCATCTCTCGCTAGAACCTTCTTCAAACCGTCTTCGTTTGACAGAGCATAATCAAATCCAGCAAATAGGCATTCCATAGAAACATACCATTTGCCTTCTTCTATCTCTGCTATAATTTTGTCCATTCGTTCTTTATTTTCGCTGTTAGTCCAACTGTTGTAAAGAACTGCTTGAGTAATTATATCGAAGTCTTCTGGCATTTCCTGTTCGTCAGAAACAGCTTTGCCATCTTTACCTAAAACATAACTACCGGTAATATGCCCAATGATATCGTTTTCATCGTGCATAAAGTTAAATTGTTTATCTTCTGGGGTGCTACGTGCTGCCCAAGTCGCCTCTGGCATGAACACATCGTCGTTTTTGTTCCAACCGCAAGACACTAAAACAGACTCTAAGTAATAGAGGTCGATTTGGTCTTTGTTTTCGGCAATTGCTTTTATAACAATCTCTTCAGGAATTTCCTTTTGGATTGTTGCTTCAGCGCAGTATGCAACACTAGCCGTACTCTTTACGAGTTCGCCAATGCCGTCATTTATTTCGTTTTGGAATATTTTTATTGTCATGTATCACCTCTACAATTAGTATACACAAAAATTATAATTTTTTAAAAAAACAAGATTAACTGCCTAAAAAACACTCCACATAACATGAAATAGCATGTCTTCTAAAATTTTCCATGTTCATGTTTTCTAAATTGATATTTAGTTTGTCAAGTTGATTTTTGAGTTTTTCAGGCATTTTTCTTGTAGAACCTATAACCTTTCTAACGTTATCAACATTTACCTCGGACATAGGTTGTAGATTAGATAGGACATGTATCTTTAACTCTTCTAACTCTTTTGCTTCTGCTTTATTTAAAGATCGCATGTTCTTTTTTGATTTTACAGACAAGTACGCCTCGTTTGTTATTTCAGATATCTTGTCAAAGGAAGCATTTGCCCATACTATTAGTTCAGCAACTCCGGGTTTTGACCTTGGCGTTTCCACTCTTTTCTTCCTTGGTCCCTCATCAGTTTTCGCTGGAGGTCGTCCGTTAGGGTTGATGGGTTTTTGAGATTCTTTTTTGTCCGCTACTTTTTCATTAATTTTTGCTTGCTTGTCTATCTTTTCAAGTTCTTGCCCATGATTAGGGTTATGGAATGGACTAGCTTTTTCCGGCAAGTTATCTAAGTCTCTAGATTTATCCTCTCTCTTTAATCTCATTTTCTCGACCGAAGGAACTTCTTTAAATCTTTCAAGTACTGTCTCATGTGATATAATATCTCTATCAGCAAGTTGTATTAATAGGTTTTTCTCAGAAGACTCGTCAGATAGACTCATTTGATCGTACATTATGTGTGGAGACTTTCTGAAACCCATTGCCTTCCGCACTATTTCGCATTCCTTCTCCCAGAATGCGGTTAGTTGATCTCTACCGTATTGCAATCTTTCTACAAGAGTTTTAAGCGATATAAAGTTATTTGTAAACCCGCCGCCATTTCCTGCCATGCCCGTAAGAGTAGGAGGAACGCCCAAACCAGCATAAATACTATTCAAGACAGAGTTGTACTTTTCTGAACCCAAAAACTTGTACACTTGACTATTTGACTCTGTGTAAGAAAGTTCTGGACCCCACACTAACTCCATAGTACCTCCACCAACATTACTTGCTAATATGTCTCTAAGTTTATTAATAGCAGCTTTGTTTGGTAGAATTTTATGATCTAGGTTACCAAGGGTCCATAGTCTGATATTTGAGATTGCTCCATCTAAAGCAGATAAGTCAGCAAGTCTCATTTTTTCTAACATTATAACATCGTCAAGTATTGCGTAGATCAAGGGGTTTGCCCAGTTAGACCAATCATCTTTCTTGTAGTAAAACATAGAAAGTCTTTCTGGGTCTAATGTTATTTTTCTTTCTCCGTTCTTAATCCTTTGTTTTATATCTACCGGAAGGGTATCTAGCATGTGGGCGGGGATAGAGCCGTCTTTAAAGTTGTCCAGAAAACTTGAAGGTGATATCTCGAAATTTTTCGTACCTAAGAATAAATTTATGTTACTATCTTTAATATCAAGCGATACTGGGTTAAAGAAATTGTATCGCCAAGGTATTTGATTTTTTTCAAAACTGGGTACTTCTACGGTTATATCTTGACCGATTGATTTTACATACTTTACAACTTCTGGTGTCAGGTTAGCATAACTTCTGTACACAGGAACTTGACCAGATCTATATAGTAAGTTGAGAAACCTTTCTGACCTTTCTTTGCCGCTGCATTTTTTAAACCATTGTTGATAAAACTTTTCTACACTTTTGTTTTCGTGTACTATGTTTATGCCTTGGCATCCAAAATCACCCATAAGGTCAATTACATTTCTAATAATTCCAACCTTTTCGTAGGCATCCATGCACATTTTTATAGCGCGTTTTTGCCTGTAAGGAACTCGTTCTTCTGGTCTAAATGCGTGATAATCAGATGTTCTAAAACCCGGACGAACAGATCTGTTTGTCTCTATGTCTTTAAAATCTCTAAGATGATTAGCTTTGGTTATGCCTGCGTAATCTTCCCCTGCTTTTGCGAACTGGTCAAACGCAATCGCTTTACTTGAAGCATCAGAATCATTCCAAGTTATCAAAGATTTATCTTTATTCATCGGGTTCCTTTTTGGTATTTGGATTGCAATCGGATTGTTATTGTATTATACACAAATTAATAAATATCCTTCATGTTTTCCGTAAACCAATTTGGACCGTTGTATAACTTACCATCACCCTTCTGTTTTGATTGACTTGGTAAAGAACCTGCAAATCCTCCGAAGAATTCATATGCCTCTGGGGTTGGAGTTCTTGCTATTTTTCTTGCCGCCATGTTTGCCATTATTAAAGACGAGTATCTGTCTTTTCTCATTTTACTTTTTTTGCCAGCAGCAACAACAACTTCTGGGGTGTCCCACCTGTCCCTGCCGTTTGATGTTTGGGTCATTTGTATCATAGATAACTCATCTTTAAGTTCTTCTATATCCATGACGCATTCTTCTAGCGTATCATACATTCTGCCTTTCATTCCATCGTCAATATTTGATATACCCACTGTTACAGAGTCAAATCTAGGAAATAATATAATTTGATCTTCTAGGTCTTTTCTTAGACCGTGATTTGCCTCTGCAAGCCAATCGTACTTAGCAAACTGGCACATTTCTAGTATATGCAATCCCCTTTGATCGTCTGTGTCTTTAGGTTTGTCTTCATCAATTACAGGCCATATCTCTATTTCTCCTTCTTGTATCTTATCCTTGTCGTGTAATGACTCCATCACAGCAATACCTCCACCTTGAGCATCCATAGCAATGTGTAAACACGGAAACAATTTCATAAGATCTCGTATTTTCCTAGCGCAGTAAGAGTAGAAATCAGTCTCGGTAGAGTATCCTCTTTTAACTTTTTCTTTGTGTTGAGACCTATTTGTGGTCCAGCAGTGAACTATTCTCCTGTGGTCATGATTGATCTCTAGGATTATAATGCTAAAATTGTCAACCTCTGAAGCAGGGTCAACACCAAACACATACTTTTTGTTTGGATCGCCCATTAGTTTTGCTTCAAAGATAATATCGTTACCATTAGAGTCTTTTGTTGTTTCTTTATCGTCCACTACGCAGGATTCTATCAAAGATCTCTTGAAGAACCCCTCTGAGTCGCGTGTAAACACTGCTCCAAATTCCATTTGATAAATACCAGCATGAACTGTCGCCTTAGATCTAGCGACCTGTGAGGCATCCATAAAACCGTCTGGCAATAGTTCATAAGGTATTCTCATAATTGAATACTCTGTCCAGTCAAAATTCTCTGGGACATCTTCTCCCCCAAAAACTTCTCTTAGCTTGCTTTCTTGACCTTTGCTTTTAATAATAGATTTCCATCTTTTCCAGTATGTAGCAAAGTGATTAAAGTCGTAATATGCAGTACCAGAAAGAATAATCTGATTATCTTTATCTTCTAATTTATTTTCATCTTCATTAGTTATCTCTATTCCTAATTCTTTCGCTTTCTTTTCTGCTGCTAAACGTTTAACATTTTCGATAGGGTCTGAGCTTACGGCAGCAAAACCTGCAACAACCGTTTCAAAGATATCGCGAGGTATGGAAGCAAATTCATCACTAATAATATCGTTAGCTCTTTGTCCTCTAATTTTTTGCCCATCACCAAGAGGTAGGCAAGTAACCCTTGAATCATTAATACGCATAACGCAACGATCAACATCTCTACGGGGTCCAGAGTTGCCATCACATATGTCCCTTAAAATTGGAGAATTGTTCCAAATGGTTTCCATATACTCAAAAAGAACTTTAGATTGTCTAAACGCAGCGCCTACGACCACGACTTTTCTACCGGGAAGTATGAGCGCTCTCAACATACAGTAAAGAGATAGCATAAAGGATTTACCAAAACCACGACTTGCTATAAGCATAGGAAACTTTCGGTTCCACAACTCGTATAGAATAAGTGCTTGAGATGGTAAAAGTTGTATATTGAATATTTGCTTGACTAGAAAAGAAAAGTACTCTGGTCTGGTCATCAACCAAGTTAATTTTAGATGAAAATCATCTTCAGATGAATTAAGTATAGAGGTTGGGTCAAATAGCGTTTTTTCGTCTACGTCTATTTTTAACCAAGCTTCATCAATCTTTTTAAGTTTATTCATTTATAAATTCCATCGACGAACCCGTAGTACACAGCTTCATCTGCTGTCATGTACCAGTCGCCACCTCCTAGTTTTCTTTTTATGTATGATTTGGTTTTAGATAAATTATTTTGACGTTCTTTAAAATATTCTCCTTTTTGGCACCTCTCTGAATATATGTCTATCATTTGCTGCGCAGCGTACTTTTCAAAGTCAGCGAGGTTCTGGGAGCTAAGATAGTATCCGCTTATTTCGCTACTACCCCAGTGGACCATAAACGCAGAATTATCAGTAATTAAACGTCTAGTCGCCGCTTGAATTATGACCGTACCCATAGAACACAATTGACCGTATCCAATAAAAGTGGTCTTGCATTTACAACTTTTTATGGCATCGTATATACCCATTCCAGAATACCAACAACCACCAACGGTTTGCATATGTATGGTAATTGGTTCTTTGTTTAGATTTTTTAATATGTTTATATTTTTAATAAAGTTCTGGAGCATTCTGTGATCTACACCGGCAGATTCTCCTGAGTCATCAAACTCATTTATGTATATTTCTCTATTTTTTACATCTAGATTGTAGGCATGTATTTCGCCAACACTATCTCTGCTCGTTGTCATGACTTACGTCCTATAGTGTACTTTTCGTTAATTCTTTTTAATAGACTGCTCGTTAAGTCAAATGCTCCTCTCTCGCTACCAGCGAATATAACATGTACATCATTAAATACTGCAAATTCCATTAAACATCTTAGTATATACTTACCTGTTATCTTTACTTTATCTTTTAATTCCTTTGGTATGTTAGCACCTTCTGGAAATTTCATAACATCTTCCATAGAAAATTCGCAAATTATAAACTTGTGTTCATACTCTCTCATTCTTTCTACTTCGTTATAGAATGCGTACTTCCCTTTGCCTAGGTTTAACGCTATCTCAGATACGCTTGCTTTTCTTTCTATGCAAACCTTTTCTTCCATTCCAAGTATAGAGTAATCACCAGTGTCTAATTTTCTTTGCACTGTACCTTGGCATGTGTTGAATTTTTTAAAGAAATAACCTTGCTGCTCCCTTGTATCTCTTACAACTGTATAACTGGGAGCGGTCTTGTATTTAGCCATTATTTTTTCTCACTATATCTTGAAATAATCCTTGATAATGCTGTTCGTGTCCCGTTACTTTGTCGTGACAGTTCTTGCATAAAGTTATACCATTATCAACGTCGTATCTCAATATAGAAGCGCTAGCCCATTTCTGTATGTGGTGCGCGTTCAATCTTTTCTTACACTTACATCCCGGCATCTGGCATGTAAATTTATCTCTTTTGTATACCTTGACCCTCCAATCTTTGTAAACAGGATCATCGTAGTTCCTTCTCATGGTACTTCAATCTTTATTATTCTTATGTCATTAAATATATCTTTTATAAAATTTAAAGTTTCAACAGAGTGGTCAGATCTTAGTATCTTGCCAGCAAGTTTATGCATTGCTTTATAGCAAGCATCGTCTGGGTCTTCTGCTTCGACAAAAATTATCGGTGTTGAACTATTGTAATCTTCTAGTTCGTATTTCTTTAACCTTGGCATAACTAAAGTTAGTACCATGTGTACTTTATAAATCTTCATTCTAGATCATGTTTTACCATAATTTTAACAAGGTCTTCAAAACTGTGTTTAGGTGTCCATCCTAGTTTAGTATTTGCTTTGCTACAATCACCTCTAAGGTAATCAACCTCTGCTGGTCTGTAGAACTCTGGATCTTGAACTACTAAGTCAGACCAATCGTCAATCCCAACTTCCTTAAATGCTACATTTAAAAATTCTTTAATAGTGTGTGTTTCGCCTGTACATATAACGTAGTCATCTGGTTCATCTTGTTGCAACATCATCCACATCGCTTCGCAGTAATCTCCTGCATACCCCCAATCTCGATATGCGTCAAGATTTCCTAATCTCAATTTTGGAAAAACATTTTCTCCTACTATAATATTATCTTCATCAAAATTTGGACTTACCGCACCTACGTTTTCCGCCCATTTTTTGAATTCACCAATCCACTTTGTTATCTTTCTTGTTACAAAGTTTTCACCTCTTCGTGGTCCTTCGTGATTGAATAGTATTCCGGCACTTGCATGTATTCCATAACCATCCCTATACAAAGAAGTCATGTAATGAGCAGCGCATTTAGCAATGGCGTATGGGCTTTGCGGCAAGAACTTAGTTTCTTCATTTTGATATTTGGTTTCAGAGGTCATGCCTACTTCGATATCATAATTTTTTCCAAACATTTCACTGCTGCTTGCTTGATAAAATCTAGTACCTAACATGTTTAGATCAACTAACCCTTGTAGAATATTTAAACATCCTTTTCCTGTTATATCCCAAGTTAATCCGGGTTGCTTAAATGAAACTGCAACGTGCGATTGTGCTGCAAGATTATAGACTTCATCTACTTGTTCGTGTTCTCTAAGTATATTTAAAACACTGGACGCATCTGTAATATCGCCACTCGCTAACTTGAAATTTTTGTTATTAAGTAAATGCGAAATACGTGTCGTGTTATCTGTGCTTGTTCTTCTTGTAACGCCTGTAACTTTATAGTTTTTTTCTAGTAGCAAATCCACTAAGTGGCTTCCATCTTGTCCTGTTATTCCAAAGATTATAGCTGTCTTCATTTTAGTCCTTAATAGTATCTGAGTTTAAGAAGGGTTGATCTACCTGTCCGTCTGTGTATTTATGAAATCCAGCAAGTCTTTCTTTTTCTTTTGTCATTGCTAGTCTCATCTTTTCCATTTCTACTCCATACTGCTTGGTAACATCTGGATTACCCATTAAATATGCTATCCAACCAACAAGACTTTGTTTGCTATCTTCTAGTCGCTTTACTCTTTGTTCTCTTGTTGCTTTCATTTCCTTTAGCATAGAGTTTTTCTTTGTTTGAAGTTCTCTGTAGTCTTTATTCAAAGATTCTTGTGATGCCTTCAGAGAAGCAACCTGACGCTCCATGTTGAACACCATGTCTACATCTTGCTGATCTGGATCGCGCGCTCTCTCCTGCTGAACTAGACCCTCTAATGCAGATATCTGCTGTATGTTGTCTTTGTTTTGTTTGAGCGACCTGTTCATAAGCAGCTCTAACTTTATAAGATCAACAACTTGCAGTTCCTCTGTAGGTATAACATCGTCTCTAAATTGTGATATAATTCTTGCCCAGTGGTATTTAAATAACTTTAATTCTTCTTCTGTGAACTGTTGTCTAACTTCTATCCAGTAAGGTCTATTCTCAAGATCAAAAGCAGCAATCTCTTCTCTAGAAGCGCCCTTACCATGTTTCTTTTTTATGAAGTTCTCTATGCTTTCTGGATCTCTGTCGAGTTCCTTTGCTATTTGCTCTGGAGAGTGTGTCAACACATTTTCTTCTATGTATTGTATATCTTCTTTAGAAAACCTACCCTTTTTCATAACCTGCCTCTTCTAATATTTCCTTTACCTTGTCTACAACCTCATCTCGCCTAGACTTTGTAATATAAACATTATTGATAATCTTGAGGTAGTCCATTCTCATGGATGCCGGTAGAAATCTATCAATATAAGAATTGCAAGAATCTTTGTCTATCTTTTCTTCATCTATAGAATACTTCTCTTTCTTGTCGATTAGGGTATCTTCGTAATCAAGTTGTACTGGTTGTAAGACCTTTATTCGCTCGTCATTCGACTCTGCGATGAAATAATTGTCACGAATGAAGTTTTTAAGACGATTAGATAGATTTACACTGAGGAAGTTTTCCAACGGGCGTTTTTCATCATATCGTTCAAGGGCCTCAATACATATAATGTAGGATTCTTGTTTTATATCACTAACCGTATATCCATAAAAGGTATATCTAGGGGCAATCCTATTAATAACAAGTTCCATAGTATCTAGTACTTGTTCATCTGTCATATTGGATGGTATCTTCATTCATCACCCCACATAAGTGCGCGCCATTGTTCTCCTGTGTATCCTTCAAAGCATTTATCTCTCTTGTTGTATCTAATGCTTCCTTCGACGGGATTTCTATTATTTTGTAATAATATAGTCCATAACTCATTCTGATCTATAGATTGTATAATATCATTGAGTTTACCCAAGAGAGTACCATCCTGTAATTCTACAGGGGTTGGGCAGAATGCATCAGTGCAACACATAACACTATTCTCTATAGAAAATAATTTCTTATAATCATCAGGTATAGCGGTGCTTACTACTAAATGTTCGTCTTCTGGATGTAAAATACTGTTGACTTTGCCATTTCTTGCTCTAGAAAGACCTTCTTTTTTACTATAATAGTAAAATGCACGATCTCTTACAAGAATTTTGTTCTTTCCTTTCTTTTCGATGTGACCGACACCGGTTTCTTCGTAAGAAAAGTCAACTTCGTTCTTTGTAGACTGTATTTTGTAAAAGAATTTAGTTTTGAGGGGTATGTTGTGCTTGAGATCTGCTTCTTTCGGAAGCGATCCATAATACGGCGAATCTGGTTTATTTATAAGAATTACATCTTTCTTATTATTCGCAACAGTCCCTACGCTTACAGACGCGCTCCTCGTCTCTATCTTGTTCTTTTTCATCCAAAAGTTCTCCTAAAGATTTGTCTGGTTTCTCCAGATCTTCTTGTATTTCCTCGTTTAGCGAAGCATTTGCCCGACAGCAAAGTTCAGATTCTATTTTTTTTGCTTTTTTCATAATTATTCCCTTGAAAGTTGTTCGTACACCTATTATACACCGTATTGCTAGTTTTTTCAAGTTTTTCTCATAAAACCCTGTCGGAATCAAGCAAAAACAGTATAGTATTATGGCATTTATGCCGGGAATCTAAGAATTGATGATTTTTTATAACGCAGTCACGTAAAACCCTGTCCTGTCCGTGGCGCTTGGACGCGAAAGCAGATAAAAAATTTAATAAGATTGTTAGGAGTTGGAAGTAGGTACTACCCTTACCTACCACATTTGGCAGACGGCGGTTCTAGTAATAGAAAACTTCGTAGTAAAAACACGAACGTTGTGAGTTGATGGCTCTCACCCACACCCTCAAGCAAGCGTCTGGTTCATGGCTCACTAATTAGGTTCTTATATCCTGCTGAGTACTTGCTTGGTAGGATAAAAGCTAGGGGTTTACAGATACAGCAACTTTTGAAGGAGTATAAAAATGAAATCACCGTGTGTCAGGGTGTGTTCACTGAATGAAGAGAACGTGTGTGTTGGTTGTGGAATGACTGTTAGGGACATTAGAATTTGGAGAAGCGCAAGTGACGAAGAAAAACGAGAAATACTTAGGCAAAGTAGTATACGGGCCTCCAGTATGCAGGAAATGCGGGACCAAGGTTTTCATAATGACCGGGAAGAATAGATTCAAATGTGTTTTGTGTAAGAGCGAGCAAACCGAGAAGGATCAAGCGGGATAGATTAGGTGATACATATAGATATATTTTTGGGATTGTGTTTGAACCACCCCCCTCTTTCGGGGGGGAAGCAAGTACATTTTACCACAAGATAAAACCCCCCGTCAATAGCAAATCAAGAAAAAAGGCAAAAAAACTTTCTTGCAAAAACTTTCGGAATAACTGCACAGAGGCCTTGACAAATGACGATATATATGATATACTTAGGACATAACAAACACAACACTTAATAAGGTAAACAACATGATTCAAATGAACTTCAAAAACAATTCCGGCAAAACCAACTTCGTCATCTGCAATAAAGCACACGCTGATGCTTTCGTTTGGGACATGAACGATAAAGGGTTCGTTTGGGTATCGACAAATATTCTCTAATTCTTTTCGGATTAGACTGGATAGGGGTTGACAAATCAGCCGATATCTGTATAATAGAAGACATAACAACAACACTACTACTAAGGTAAAAACTATGACTAAGAAATTCTTAACCGCCAAAGAAACTGAAAACATGACTCTTGAGCAGTTCCAAGCTGCAATGCGAGAGGGTCGCGTTGAAGTTCGTCGCGAAGGTTCCGGCAAGGTAACTGCCGATATGGTAACTTGCAATGGTCGATTCTCTTGCGAGTGATTGAGTAAATCGGATATCCTACCGATTATAAATAAATTAGGTTCTAGGAATTAAACCGCAAGTTATACTAGGTAATCAAAACTGCGACACTAACACACTACAAACTACACACTAGAGAAAACATTATGACTATTTACATTGTAACCTATGACGACGGATTATCCACTAACTGCGAAAAATATTGTGACGCTTTCGCTACCCGAAAAGAGGCGGAAGCATACGTACAGAACGAAGCTGAATCCGACAGAGAATGGTTTGAGATTGTAGAGAAAACATTATGATTTTAGAATTTTATATTTATCTTGCAATTGTTATCGGATTGGTAACAATTGGCATGATATTAATCTACTCATTATACAATGCGCTCAATTGACGTAAGTCCTTTGGTAGTAACGACTTAGGACAGGCAGGGCAGCCCCGATTGACGTAACTCCTTATGTAGCAACAGGTTACGTCAATGTCTTAGCGTATCCTGACCCGTAGCACCAACGGGGGGTACGACACCACCACCAGAGGGGTAAGATTATTTCTTAAATAATTCTCGATTTAGGGTGTAGAGGGGTTGACAAATCTGCCGATATATGTATAATAGAGATATGACAAACAACAACAGTGAAACAATGATTAAAGAAAAAGTATCAATCTTCGTAACATTAGCTAATGGTAAACGTTACAACAAACAATATTCT